GTTCTTCGACCCGGTCCCAATCAGCCTTCAGCGGGAGGGCCCTGGCGTGCGTGCCGGGTACAAGCAAGTCAGGGCTTGCATTTTGGAGCGTAGCCAAGTGGCCGGGCACGCTCTCGTGCTGTTGCGCATTGAGCGTACCACACAGGACCGTATGGCAGCACGCCATCGGTTCCTTCGTGTGGTTTACAAACGCCGCGTGTACACCGCTTTCCGGGGCAGCACGATCAGCGAGATCACAATCGACGGGCAACGCCGCTATGTCCCGTCGCAGGTGTTGGGTGAGGTACTGCGGTACTTCTCCAACGAGGCCAACGGCAAGACGAGTGCATCGCACATCATGGGTCAGCTGAAGCTGAACGGCGCGCTGGCGGCTGAGGACATTGATTTCATCGTCCGCTTCGCCTGCGCCTACCACGACTCGCGTGCGGTGGGGTACGCCGAGGCCGTGTCTGGGGATCTCGAGACCCGCAGATTGGTGGACACGGAAATGGCTGGGCGCCGTGATGTCTGGTGGCTGCCGGACTTTTTCCATTTCCGGTCGCATGCACCGCTCACGGGCAACAACTGGATCCAGAGGTGGATGGCCATCCTCTTCGTCGTGGCGCTTGGCTTCCTCTGCCTCAACTTCGTGGTGAGCGGTGGGGCTGCTGTGTTCACACACCGCGCCCACATCGCAGAGCGCGTCGGCACCTATTGGTTCGTCCTGGGGTCGCTCAATTGGGTGGATCCCAACCTCGTGCGCGATTTCTCCGTGGAGTATTCCAACGACACCTGGTGGTATATACCCCGGTGTGAGAATGGGTCGATCAAAGGCCACGACTGCTCGCACATGCGCCTCAGCGCCGCTGAGATGTCTCTGTTTTACATGTACGAGGATCGCGGGTTGGCCAATTGCTCTCGAGAGTATGTCAATGAGGACACTGGCAAGAACTACAACGGCCCGAAGTTCAAGCGCAAGTATGAAACAGACGATCCGGTGTGGTATGTCAACGTCACCGTGCCGTACTACG